GAAAAGGTTGTGGTAAAACTAGGGACACTGTACGAAGTAGCTTAGTACGGTGTACACAAAGGGCTGGTTACCCTTTGTTGTTTCCTTTGGTTGGTTGGGAGCGAGGTCAGATTAATTTCTGGCCTCGCTTCTTTTTGTCTGCATTTTTTCTGTTGACAGGTATTTTTGTTTACGGTATTGGTTACTAATCAACAGCCAACAAGGAGATAACCAATGGCTAAGAAACAAAAGACTGAGTGGGAAATAATGAGAGAGAATCGTCTCGAAATTTGGAATAAGCTTTCCCCAAAACAAAAGGGGGCTTTGAAAGAAGTGGGAGAAGCGTGGTGCAACTTAGAATCTAGCTATCGCGAACTTTGCCATCCCACGTTCGATGAAATCGTTAAGATGGATGATGCTTATCATCGTCTTGCCCTATTCCTGATTGAAGAGTAGGAGATGAGTGATGAGTAATCGTGGCGACTACAAAGTCAGAGTCCGCATGACAACCGAACGTGAGGTAATTGTCAACGCGGATGGTTTCGATGATGCAGAAGCTAAAGCCTTGAGAGAGGCAGTAGCCCTAGTCGATGGGTACGATGCCGAAGTTCTTTGGGCGTTGGAGCATGGAAGCCTTAGTGATTGGGAGAAGAAGGATGGCAACGATACTTAGAACCTGTCTCGCCTGTAACGGTGGCGGCATTGCCGAATACGACAAACCTAGAGTTGATCACGCCAATGGTGGCTGGATAGATAGCACCTATGGTAAATGTGATGTTTGTGATGGTGAAGGTGACCTACACGTTCTATCTGAATTTACCAGCTTGGACATGATGCTGTTCTTAAATGAGGTAGCTAAAATTTTAGAAGATGCCGACATAGTTGACAGCACGTTAGATGACATATATGGTCACGTTAAAGACGCAAGAGATAAGGTGCGTGAATATATTAAATTTCATGGTTACGATGGAGAAGACAGATGACTAAAACCGACACGATATGGCTACAACTAACACACAACGAAGCCAACGCCCTGATGGTGATGTTGGATTCTGAAATTGAAAACACGCATGAAGTATGCGGTATTAGCATACAAGATTGGGAAACCCTAGACCTAGAAGCCTACAAGCTGCTGGCGTTTCACAAGTTCAAAACGTGGTACATGGAGAATTGCGATGGGTAAGGTCAAAGCTTGGGCAATGCAACTAGAGGAAGACTTCTGGTATCTTGCCAACAGTAAGATAGGCAACTGCGAGTTCTTTGGGGAGTTCATGCAAGAGATGGAACCGCACCGCGATTTCTTGGGCTTGCATAACGACAGAGAATATGCTGATATGTTGCGTGAAGCTTGGGACAACTACTGGAGTAAGTACATATGAGCAGCGCAATCGAACCACGATACCCCAACGCGGCAAGTGATCCGCGCCTGACAAACGTTGCTGACAAATGGCGGACACTAAACAGACAAATTAGTGACAAAGACTGGAATGGTGAGCCGGTGACAAATGCCGAACGTGACAAACTAGCCACACTAAAAAGGGAATTGAACGATGGCAAATTCTACACGCCAAACTTCTAGACAAAAGCCTGACAAACCAACCACGCTAAACCCTGCGTATCGTTGCGATGATTGCGGGGAACCGGCGATGGTTCGCGAACCGGTGGGGCTGTCCTGTCCTAAATGTTATCTAAAAAAACAAGGGCAGCAAATAAAAGGGCTTGACCATGCCGGTTATTACCCTTAAAGGTAGGTAATCAACCAACCAACAAAGGAACCCAAACCGATGAAAAACCAAATAGATTATAATGATGACGATACAGCTTATTTCGAAGCATTGGCAGAAATACTTGATGCCGAAAAGGCCAAGCCTATGAAAAAGGCAGATATAAACAAACCAGCCGTGACCATGTATCCGAAATCAGTTAAACTATTATCTGATTATCCGCATTCGGTCTTGAAGCAATCCAAGAATGCGAAACTTTCAAAAGATAAGTTACCTACAATTAAAAAAGGCAAGTTTGCCGGTTATGTTATCTATACCCTAACACTAGAAGAACGCGCCACCTGTCCCCGCTCTTGTTACCATTGGGATAATTGCTATGGTAATAATATGATGTTCGCGCACCGGTTGCAGCATGGTTTCGAATTGGAACAGCGAATATATTTTGAAATAGAAGAACTGTGCGCCACCTATAAGGGCGTCATTGTCCGGCTTCATGTCTTGGGTGATTTTTATTCTGTGGATTATGTAGCAGTCTGGCAGCACCTGTTAACTAAATTTGATAACTTGGCGGTTTGGGGTTTTACCGGCTATGAGCCTGACAGCGACATCGGGCTTGCCCTTCGTGCGGTTCGCGGCGTGTTCGGTGAGCGTTTTTCTGTACGGTATAGCAACGCACCGGATTGGCAATTCAGCGCGAACAGTGCCGACCTATACAAACCGACCAAAGGAAAATCTATTGTTTGTCCTGAACAAACCGGCGCAGCGGAATCTTGCGCGACCTGTACCCTGTGTTGGTCAGCACCGGAAAAACAAATTTTGTTTGTGACGCATTGATATGACAAATTAGCGTCGGTTTTCTAACGTGACAAATTGGCGTCGGTTTCTTTTGGGCTATCTTGCCGGATTGGTTGTTGGTTACCACTGGCGGGGATAGCATCGGGCAAGTTGAGCAGCGGGGCTTGTCCAAATGGGGCGGGGCGGGATTTTTTCCCGCCTCGTTTTTTATCTAGATTTTTTGTTGACCTATCCGGCAGCGGGTGGCATAACAGTTAGGCGGGGTTGTCCCGCTAACCAATAGAAGGAACTTTTAACCATGTTTGATTTAATACCGACTCAATCAATTGATAACGCAAGGGCGAAGGGCAGCGACCTTTCATCTGTACATCATGACGTTTTTGACTGTGCAGTTTATCATGAATTTGCCAGCTTCGAGCCGGTGCCAGTCGAGGCCGTTGTAACTGGTGCCGATGGCATTGTTGAGCCGCAGCGCATGCCATATCATGCCTTGCGTAATACCCGAACTAATCGCGTTGTTGATGTGGTGCCGTTCAATCTGGACACTTACAACCTAACACCTCATGCCGAATTGATGCGGGAACAAGCGCACATTTTGAACGAATCTGGGCTTCGTGATTATCTGGGCAATGTTGAAGTTTGCGACCGGATCTATGAAGAGGGTTTGCGAGTACACCGGACAATATATTTTCATGACCTAGTTGACCGCAGCAAAACCCGATCAGGCCAGCAAGACGATACGCGCTGCCGTTTGGATATCTTTAACAGTGTCGATAAGAGTTGGACGCTGCAAGTATTCAGCGGTGCATATCGTGACCTTTGCCGCAATACGTTGGTTTTTGGTGGATCGAAGGCATATCACCAGAAGCAAAAACATACCAAGAATATGAACAGCGGCGCATTAATAACAAAGGGCGTTTTGGGCTTGGAAATGTGGGATAATCAGCGGGAAACGATGCAAGCGTACCGCGAAATCGGCATGACCGAAAAGCAGTTTAATGATGTGTTGATTGATTCCGGCATGATCGACAAGGTTGGAAAGGTTGCCGCGAATAATGACGAATTGAAGGTAAACCAACGCAAGCTTGCGACCTTGCTCGATCTTTACGGCAAGGAAACACGCGAATTAGGCCAGACGATGTGGGCGGCATTTAATGCTTTGACCCACTGGTCAACTCATTTGCCCGATGCCAATAAGGGGGGCAGGGATGAAAAGAAACGGCTTGATAAGTCGATTGCTGTCCGTGATCTTGTCCAGTCGCAAGCATGGCTAAATCATGCAGGAATGGTAGCGGCATGACATGGCTGAAATCATTTTAATGCTTTACCGGATCGCGGTGCTGGTATTTGCAATAACAATAATAACCGCGTTTTTTATCAACTAAATTTACTAACCGAAAGGAACTAAACCGATGACTAAATTACCAACAAACCTAATCAACGATTTTGCAACCCTTACTGATCGCATGGAACAGGCTATTCGTGACGATGAGCGGGCGACTGTTTTGCGAGAGATCAACGAACGCCAGCAAGCGGCAGCGCAGCGATTCCTTGCGGCTATCTTTGCGGATCGTAACGGCGAAACCTCTGGGTTAAATCTGGGGGATCAGGCGGCGAAAAAGCTCCGGCAGCGGCGCGGGTTTCATTCCGACAGTAAGCTTGGGAAGTTGTATCGGTGCCTTGCCTATCGTAAATATGCGGTAACAAAAAACACCCTGATTCGTGAGTCTGGCATGACTCCGCTGTCTGTTTACAAGGGAATCCAAACCTTGCGCCGTAAAGGGTACAATATCCAGACTGTAGCCGGTCATGGTATCAAGCGCAGATATAGGCTTGCAAGTTAACCGGCGGGCGGCTATAACATGGGGGCGGGGCGATGTTGTCCCGCCTCAGAAACCAACGAAAAGGAACTAAACTGATGGCTAACAAAGCTTTGAATATCACCCCTGAAACCAACGCAGATGATCTTGTTGTTTTGGATCGTAAACAGCTTGTAATGTTTGCAAAGCAATTGCAGCATCTCAATACGATGATGAACCACCTCAAACAAACAGCCGATTTATTAGGCATCCCCGACTGGGATTTGGATCGAAACAACACGGTGAAAGCCTATGCCGAACAGTTGAAGGTGATCAAAACCGACGAGTAACCGACGCGCATTCCTCCCAACTAAAGCCCGCTTGGCTAGTCCGGCGGGTTCTTTTTTTGCCCTGATCGCAGTAAATATCTTTGCGGGTTGTTATTGCGGGATATTTCGGGCGGGGATAGGCGGTAGGATTGCGGGTTAATTCAACAACGATCAATCCAGCGGGGGGTTATCCATATGACAAAATGACAAATAGCATTCGCGCGGGTGTGGGCGCGGGATGACTACAGCAAAGCCCCAGCAAATACCAGCGCGGGAACTGGTGCGGGGTTTGTCCCTTGGGTATCATTGATGTGGAAAGATATAAATTTGCCCTTGACGGCCGCGCATGGGCCATGCCACCCCCCCGGCATTTGCTATGCAATGTCGACAGCAATTTTACCCTTGAGGGTTATCGGTATGGGAATAAAACCGACGTGTTGGGGACCCCCATTGGGATACTCCCCGTGATCGAGACAAAAAAAGACCCCAAAGGGATCTCCCAATGGGGTACAAAACCGACGTGTAAGGGGTCCCGGTGGGATATGGGGTTATTTCCCGGCGGGTCTTACCCTCATCATACAGGTAAAATCACCATTTGTCAACCGAAAACCGACCCCATTCTAATTTTTTTTTATAAAAAAGATATCCGATACCATATTTCCTGTTGACTTACATACATCTAGGGGCTATACTTGGGTTGTGGGGCTAGATTATCTAGCGCAGTCCGACAAAATCCTATTATTAACCTTGAAAAAGGGACGTGTAGGCTAAGTTATCGGTCCCACATCTCTTTTCACAAGGAAACCGACATGCTATACGAAGCAGCAATCCTTGTCTGCCTGTCGGTTTCGCCCGACACATGCCACGAACTCACCGACACACGCGGTCCGTACCCTACAAAACAAGAATGTAAGGCTCGTGTAGACGAGATGGGTACGTTTGTTCGTGAAACAAATCTATTTGAAGTTGATATCAAGTGGAAATGTGCGTCGGTTTCGGAAAAAAACGATGAACCTGTTACCCCAGACACACAAGAAAAGGGAATTGACTCCACAACAGGAACAGTTCCTCGAGTTGCTATTTGAAAACGGTGGTCAGGTCACCGCTGCAGCCCTCGATGCAGGCTACTCACGTGGTTCAGCAGCGTGGCTCAAGTCTACCCTATCCGATGAAATCATAGAACGCACCAAGCAAGTCCTTGCAACCAACGCATTAAAGGCTGCTAACCGCGTAATTTCAACGATAGACAACCCCGCCCCAGAGCGTGGAGACGATCTTCGTCTCAAAGCTGCCGAATCGCTCCTCAATCGCGTCGGCGTAGCTAAACAAGAACAAATCAACCACAACGTAACCGCCGTTCACGGCGTAGTTCTGTTACCCCCAAAGAAAGAAGTCGTCATAGACGGATAAGGAGATTAAGATGGGTGCAATTTCAGATTCATTAACTGCTTTTGGCAAAAATATCATGGAAGGATCGGGCAAAGATATTAAAGGTCTTAGTCAATCCGAACTGAGAAAGTACAAAAGCTTTCTTGATAGTTTGACTGCCAAACAAAAAGCTGCTGAACAATCTAAGGTAAGAGGCATGAACCAAGTTGCACGAAATAAATTTGTTCGCAGCCGGATTCAAAACTTTGGTTCTGCTACTACTAAAGAAGTTAAAGCTATGGGCGGACAAGAAAAAGAAGGTGCTTTAGCACGAGGTGGTAAAGTTCGCAGCAATTATGCTCCGGGTGGTAAGGTCTGTCGCGGACGCAAAGCAAACTATAAGGTATAGCTATGGAACTAATACAAAACCTCAAAGATCTGGTGACAGACTTCACCGAAATGAACAAGCGTGATGCGTACAATCACCTCGTTCGCGTCTACGGCGACGATAAAGATATGGTCGAACGTGGCATGAAGCAGTGGAACGAAGCCAACCCAAACACCAAAGGTCGTTCTGCAGAAAAGTCAGCAGAAAAGAACTAAGCATGGCTGAACGTCCTATGTGGCTTCGTCGGGCAATGGACCCGTCTACACCAACAACCTATGCAAATGAAACGATGCGTACTCTCGACTTTGAAGCAGACGGTATAACTTATATTGCCCCGACTATAAGAAGATCACAAGAAGGGCTGGAACGTCTGTCAAATGAAGAAGCAATAAAAGAAGCTGTGAGAAGAAGAGACGCTATTCCTGTCCCAAAAGGAATGACCGGAACAGAGTTTTCAAAACACCTTAGTGATATGGTAGATCAAGCAAGGAAGCATCGTGGAAGAAAAGCAAACGGCTCCAAAGAAACGAGCCGGTAGACCCCCCAAAGATCCCAACGCACCAAAAGCAACGTACCAGCTATCCACCGCTGAACGTGCTCGTCGTGCTGCACAGAAAAGATTACGGACTGCAAAGAAGAAAGCAGCGCAGTCAACAAAGAAAGCTGAAGACCAGAGAAGTTACGCCCGTGAACTGGAGAAGACAATTGGAAAAG